AAAGTGTCAAGCCTACGGGCATCTTGCTTGAAGGCAAAGCATACCTCGCCGGGTACATCGCGCATCAGCTCGACAAGTACATCGAGACCGAGACCGACGCTGCGACCTGGATCGACACCTTCAAGACCTTGACCTCACAATTCGCCAAGCATCCTGACTGGGTTAACGTCATCGGCGGCATGATCCAGCGTAGCGACCTTTTCGACCTCGACACGGAAGGCGTCAATTTCCTGTATGCTGTAGCAAAGGAGGGTAAAAAATGAAAAAGATCCCGCGCACATTCCGCGTCCCGGCTGACCTGGTCGAGCGCTTCGACCAGGCGGCCGAATCAGTCGGAATCGACCGCACAGAGGTTGTCGTCCAAGCCATCCGCGAATTTGTAGAACGCGTCGAAGCTGGCGGCTTCTGGAACACGGATAAGCCGGTAACGGTTACGGAACTTTACGCTCCTGAGCTCGGGAAGTGCGAACTCAGCAAGAGCGTACTGGTCGACGAGGACAGCAGACCGATCACAAAGCTCTACACGTCGCTTAAGGTGCTGAATCACGAACGAACGGCCATGATCGACGGCGATGCAGTCAGGTACGACATTGAGCGAGCATACGCCGACATCGACTTTAAGGCTCGGAAGTGTAAGGTCAAATACTCGGTGTGCTGGATTGGCGGCCTCATCGAGCAGCGAACTGCAGAGTTCGCAATCGACTGGAGCTGGACAGATCGTGAATATGACGTTGCGCTCAACGTTTTCCCTGTGTAAGCCGATACACATAGTAGAGCCCGCCTGACGATGGCTGCCCGGTCAGCAGCCGAAACGCCCTCCGGGGCGTCGCGGAAAGCCGCAAATAAAATCAAGGAGGAATGGGTTTTGATCACACAAGAGGAAATCAGGAAAAGCTACAACCACTATCTCAAGTGGTACGCAGAACCTGGCAAGACGCTCACCTATGAAGAGTTTGAGAAGAGGGAGATCGAGCGCTACAAAGAAAAGCAGAAAGAAAATGAGATTATCATGGAGATCGCATCAAAAATCACGGTCTATTCAGATATTGTCAATCGCTTTGACGGACCATACCTTCACGAGCTCGAGGATCAGCTGTATATGACGTACAGAAAGCACTATAACGAGCTGGACGAAAAGTGTCACACCGCCCATTTTAGCGGTGACAAGGAGCTGGCTCTGGGCTACGCTCGGCAGTGCTCCGCACACAGGGCAGCCTTTCTGGACGCCTACAATAGGGTGCGAAGCCAAAGAAAAGCTCAAGGCAAAAGAAGACCAATTGTGGCAGAAAACGTCTACGATGATGACAAGCCAACCACTCACCATTTATACTTTTGAGCATAAAGTAAAAGGCACCACGCTATGCGTGGTGCCTCAGCCCCGAGACTTCGGGGAGCATAGGATCCGCTGAATCTTTAACAACAATCCAGACGGATCACCCCCGCTGCTGCGGGGAACATCATAGAACTACTAGAATAATAACATATAATGTGCCAGTACGCAAGCTGCCCCGGCCCAGCCACACGGCCAGACGGGGGATTAGTTATTCGCTAGGATCGTCAAGGATCTCGATTGTCATGTCTGACTCTGTTTCCTCGACTTTTTGCCACTTACTAGATTGCGTATTGGGATGATACGCTTTATCTTCGTCGTCCCACACCTTATTGACAGTCACAATATGCATTTCAAACAACCCCTATCACAATAAACTCGTCAACCTTTGCCTCGGATGAGTTTATCGCTATGCCGTGTTTCGTAGCGCCTACGTTAAATGTGTCTATCACGTCAAATACCAGGTTGTCATTTACGAAGCATTTGATGGAATCACCATTTAACACTACCTGCATAACATCACCATCTTGAGGTGCATATGCGTTGTTGTTGCCAATCAGGGTCGCAGTGCCGGAGACAAAACGATACAGCCGAAAATGACCACTTTCCATCTGAAAAGTGAAATAGTTCTGAGCGTCCGTAACACGAAAGGCAATCCTCGTACCCGGCCTTATGACAGGCACGGATAGTGATATTCTGCAGTTCGAAACGCCTGTTTGTATTACCGATCTGGCGTTCGATGTGCCGTTGGGGTTAACAACATGGCCTCCGTTAATGACAAGGTTCCCGAAGATATTCTCCCAGGATTGACCCGTCGGTGCTACACCAAGTTGGCCGTCCGCTCTATCAAATCCGTCGTACACGATCGCCTTGTCTATCCGTATAGGGGCTTGCTTGACCTCGTCACCAATAATGTACACACCGTTATTTAGATCTAGCGGAAATTCAGCCCCTCTCCGTCTCCGTATAATCTCCATCTCCGCTCACCTCAAAAATAGGATACTTGCAAGACAGCCGATCCGCCCACCGCAATCGCCCTAAACTTGCGCAGCTGGTCAGCACAGTCCAGGCGCAGGACGTCCTTATCGTATAGCAGGTGCCCCTCTGTGTATGTCGGATCGCTACCGTCAACCCAATAGCGCGTATCACCCTCTACTGTGATCATCGCAGCCTTGGCTTTGACAGGGATGTCAACCAGGCCGACTGAGCTGCTGCTGACAGTCAGCGTCTCGTGCCCGATACACTTTGCCCCGGCCAGTCGCACGTTTGGCATCGGCTTTCCGTCGTCAGCATTGACCGTGTGAGACGTGGCGTAATATTTGGACATTCATTATATCCCCCCTTTGCATATATGGTGTGCCGCCCGGCGCATGCCAGGCGGGGAATTGCTCATCTACCCAGCGCCCTGTACAGCATAACCCAGACCTCTTCCCGGGTCACAGGATCCTGCGGCCGACTGCCGTCGGTGATGCCTCGCTCAACCGCCCATGCTCGAGCCTCTGCAAACTCCACGCGCCAGCTGGGAGCCGGCTGCTCAGGCGGCCTGTATGCGTACCCCGCATACTGACAAAACGCCCTGACAGCTGCCTCGGCATACTCGCGCCAGTGCTGCTCGAGCAGATCCGCGTCAGCTGCGTTGGTAGCAAAACCGTACTCAACAATCACAGTCGATACACTGCCGGTGTCACGGTGCATATAGTAATAGTCAGCTTGTGAATTGTTATCCAGGGCCTTGCAAAAGACCCTGCGGCCAGGCATGCCTGCATCTTTGATCGCGTTATAGATCGCCGTGGCCAACTTGCCGTCGCTGTGGATACTGTGGATCGTCTCTACGCCGCGCGCGGACGAGCTGCTCGCCGCGTTGATGTGATTGCTGATGCAGTATTTAGCGCCTGACTCGCGCACGATCTTGGTGCGATCTGCAGGCGATAAATACACGTCTTTGTCACGAGTCAAGGCTACCGGAACGCCGAGCTGCTTAAAGCGCTCGTACTGGTACAAGCTGATTTGCAGCACAAAGTCTTTCTCAGCCCAGCGCTCGGTCGATCCGCCTCCGGGATCACGACCGCCATGTCCGGGATCGATAATGAGGGTCGGCTTCATTTTCCACCGCCCCCCTCGCCTTTACTCCGCAGCACCTCGACAGCCTTGGTTACCAGCGGAGGGATCGGCGCCCCGAGTCTGCCTGCGTTTTCAGTCAGGCTGAGCAGCTCGTTCGCTAGGTAGAAAAAGATAGCAGCATCCCGAAATAAGTGAGCCTCACCTAGTGCCGTATCGACCAGATGCGCAACCGCCACGATCGCGAAAATCATGACCTTTTTTGCAATACCCCACAACCCTACGTCACTCCGCAGCTTTCCCTCTTTCGCAGCCGCCAGCACGCCAGAGATATAGTCGATCACGACAAATGTGAGCAAGATGGATAGCAACGACGACCAACCTCCGAACAAATATGATGCTGCAGCTCCTGCCACGCCAACTAAACCTTTGATGAACGTCTCCATACTATCACTCTCCATTTGCATAATAAAAGAGAGCCCCGATCTGGAGCTCTCCACTGTTCTGTATAATCGTCCTTTCGTTTAAGATGCATCAAGCTCGGCCTGTACCGCTGCCCTCAGATGCTCCGGCACATCCTCGATTGTGATCTTACCGAGCCTGATCTGTAACGCTAAAAACTTAGCCACCTAAGATCACCTCCAGCAGCGCAGCCTCGAGTGCTTCGATCCGTTCCTTGTCTGTCACCGGAGCGGGCGCATCAGCAAGTCGCCACCCGTGATCCTCGCTGTATACGACTTCGCGCTCCTCGGTGTACGCGCCTTCGGGCAGCGGATTTGTTACCTGATCCTCATAGATCGGCTCGCCCGTCTCCTTGTCCACCCCAATCTGCACCTGTTGCACCATGTAATCCCACTCGCCGATATTGATGAGTCGACCTTCGACATCAAATACACATGTTTTGATCACGACACTGTCACCTGCCCCCATCCTGTATTACCTGTGCCTGTTTTCTTGACCCAAAGTTCACCTGAATCCCGTAGATAAAATGACCCTGGTTTTGCAGCTATAACCCCTTCAGGATTGCCAGCCCCCCTGTAAAGTGGCATTAGCTCATACCAATCCTGAAAAGTTCCAGATGTTTTCCTCCTAACGAACAATTGGTTTGACCAATTATCGTGAAAAAACTGAAGCGCAAATCCATCCTGAGCATCGTTTTGCACCTGAATCATATGCCCGCTTGATGGAATTGGTAGACCTTCGAGATTTGTATGAATAAAATAAAATCCACTCTTAACAGTATTGTTTACTCCATCCTCCCACCCGATGGTGCCACGAGCATTTGTACCAAAAATATACCTCGCGAAATTACCTGTACCTTGCGCAGCTTCCGCCTTATGCGCCGTAAACTGCGCCTGCATATCTCTCGTAATATCGCCAGCAACGTTGATAGCCCGCTGCGGCGTATAAGACGAGTCTGGTGTGCGAATGTCGACGAGCTCTGGGTCCTTGTTAGGATCAGGCTCACTGAGGATATTGTCGACCCGCGCCTCTGTCTCCTCGGCATACTGTGCGATTGTGTTGATCTTGCCGTACTCATCCTTGATTTTATTTGCCCCTACGAGCCTGGGATACGTCCTTGCCACGCTGATCAGCCTCCTCTATGACTTTGAGATGTCCGTTGATCGCCTTCGACAGTTCTGTAAGTATCTCACGCTCTTTCCCCGGGTATGCTCGCAACACTGCGGCGATTACTGTACAGAGCTCCTGTACGGGCTGCTGTGACAGGTCGATCTCGGCATGCAAGTGTTGGGTGATCTTAGCCACAGTCGATCAGTCCTTTCTAGGTATAATAAAAGACGCCCCGTTAGGAGCGTCTCTGTGTATGGGGGTTATTCGGTTGGTTGCTGGAGTTCTTCGAGGACTGCCTGCCAATATTCTCTAGCCTGTATCAGCTGTTCCAGCCCCTCTACTACAATCTCATTAAGGTATGGCGGAAATCTCTCGGGGTCATTAGCCTTTTCCGCAGCCGCCAAGAACTCATTTTCCATCCTCACTTCAATGTCTATTCTACGAAGCAAATCTTTAACTTCATCAATCCCCAAATCGGCATCATACTCAAAAAACTCAGCTCTACGGGTTGCTAATGATTTTCTAAATGATTCTTGTCGCCTGAGCTGATCATCTGTAAGACTGGGAATTTGCTCCGGCTCTTCTATTCTTGATGTAAGCGAAGCTGTTTGTGAGTCCTGGTCCCAAGAAACATTCATACCCATCACTTTCTCACCCATCTCTCTCAATGGTAAATACGTCCGCCCGTCAACCACAATTGGCGTGTTCTCCAACTGGATCGGATTCCCGTCTACTAAAACTTTCATATCAGGATAAAGTATAGCTTCTATCTTCGATGCACCAAACGCGGTGACAGGAACCATAAACAACATACCAGCGATAAAACCAATCAGAAATTTCCGCATTTCATCAATCCCTTTCTTGATTTTACCATCAGTATATCAGAGATATCAGATAACTTCCACTAAGACGCCATTGAGGAATCTCCACAACTGCGATCCCACCGTATAGTATCCGGTCAATCCCGTAAACGCATCTTGTTTACCGCCGATCAATGACTGTAAGAAGCTATAGAAGTACCAGAAGTTATTGCCCGTATTTCTATCCACGAGGTTGCTGTAATCGACCATCAGCTCATTGACGAATGAAACATCCCCAAATATCTCCAAATAGTCATCGATCTTAGTAAACCTCGTTGCCCCGTAGCTGTTGAAGAACATTAGATAGGGCCTAGTATCACCAAAATACGCCCCCATGCGCACAAACTGCGTAGCATCCGCCTGGAAAGTAATTTCTCTCGTCGATGCATCAAGCACAAATCTCGGATAGATACCTGATCCAGCAGATTGTATTGTGCCACCGGTTATAACAGAGCCGAATATTGACCCGCCGTTGATAGTCGATCCCGTAATCGTTGATCCCGTAATCGTTCCGCTGATATGTGCATCCTCAGCCCAAAGCTCTCCGGCCATATTAACATAAAACGGAGCGTCTGACCAACTCGCATGACCCGCCCAGATGCCCTGCGTATCAGCGCGGAAGACGTTATTACCTGAGCCGATCGTGATACTGCCTCCCTGGAGTTCTCCCGTAAACGTCCCGCTTGCAGCTTCAAGATGACCACCGAACACAAACCTTCGATTCGGCACGTCAAACCAAAGCGCTCGTTCGCTCTCGGCGTAAAAGCTCAGCTCGTCCGCGTTAAAGACAGCCTTCGCCAGACCGTCCTCGCGTTGTACGACGATGCCCTCTGTGCGGCTGTGTGTGACTCCGTAGTAAGGCTTTCCGTAGCGGACTGCGTTTTGATTGAGCCGGTTAACTGCCGCGGTTAGGCTGCCGTCGATACCAAATTCGCTCTCCTGCTCGCTGATGGACGGCGCCTCAATCGTCATGCCGAGACCGCCCTTAAAGGTAAAGGTCTGCCGCAGGATCAGCGTCTGATACGTCCTCAAGCCGTCCCAAGCAATGTCAGCATCGTCCCATGACACATTCATTTCTGCCCACGCCAGTGACTCACTCACCTGATAGATGATCCGGTCGCCATGCTCCATTAGCGGGTATCCACGCGCGTCCATCTCGATCGGCACGTAGCTAAAGCCGTTGATCTGTGCCAGGAGATCGTCAACCATCTGCTGCGTCATGAGCGGATTAGTCAAGTACAGCGTGTGATTGTCGTCTCCGGATCCGGCTTCATACGTCAGCTGATCATCCTCGTCATAGGTGACCACGACCCTGGTATATGTCTTGGCAGGGTTTGTCTGCTTAACGCGCATATAGTCGGCTGTCGTAAGCTCATGCACCGGTTGCTCGTCGGCTCGATAGACTCGCCAGCTAACCTCACCGATCCTGGACATCTTGACGGATGCACCGTGCACACCAGCGATAAAACCCATCACCTGCCGGCATGTATATCCAGCCGGACCCGCATTGAGGGTATGGCTCGGGTCGATCTGCACCGATGAGTCATAGATCAGACCCGCTTGTGCGCAGACCTCGTCCCAGACGTCTTGCATGGAAGCGGGATAGTCGAGCTGCGAAACATATGCGACATCGGCATATACCAGACCGTCCAGACAGTCGAGAACAAGGACGTTGTTGACTTGCTCGCGATTATCCACGTAAAAGACGCCAAGCGGCAGCCACTCGGTAGTGCTCGATCCGTCCCAGGCAAAATCGGCATCGTCCCAGGTTGACTCTGCGCTGTCCCAAGTGAGCGATGCAAGTGATAGAGCGACGTACGGAATGACTCGCGCATTAGGCGGGATCGTGTCAGTCGTCTTGAGCGTCACCACGCACCGAGAGATGACCGCCGCTCCGAGAGTAAATTCATCCGAAGGCGTGACACCATTTTCGATCGAGATGTCGACGATCTGGCTGGCGTCGTACTCCACTCCGTCAATGTCGACTTTTATCAGCCACTCCTGCGAGCGTCTCGACATCATATCCAGAGTGAGCGGATCTGCGTAACCAGCAGGCGGTCCGAGTAGCTGAGTTAAGAGATCAACTGCATCATCAGATTCGGAAAACGACATCGACTCGCTGATGGCATGGGAATCCGGCAGGCTTGTAAGCTCAAGCCAGTATGGCTGCTTCGGCACACGATCACCTCCAAATAAAAAGAGAGCCCTTTGGCTCTCAGAAGTATTTTCTATATAATTCGCGCCGACGCTCACCGCTCAGTTGAGCATAGAGGCGGGTCGTGTCCATCTTAGCATGACCGAGAAAGCTCTGGATTACTTCCAAGGGTGCGCCGTTGTTCAGCAGGTGTGTAGCGTAAGAGTGCCGTAGTTTATGCGGATAGACGTTAGTCTCTACACCCGCTCTACTAGCCACTCTCTTTATCACGTATCGCATTTGCGCTATGCTCATGCGTCTTGGTGCTCGCTCTGTCACAAAGAGAGCTATATCAGTATCACGCCTACTACGAATATAACGCTTAAGCAAGATTGCGCATCTGGTCGAGAAGTAGACTTCTCGCTCCTTGTCTCCCTTACCGCGCACGATAATGCTGCGGCTATCCCAGTCGATCGAATTTCGGTTCAAAGTCTGTATCTCGCCGATCCGGCATCCAGTTGTATAGAATATTTCGATTAAAGCATGCTCCAACGGCGACTGGCATGACACTCTCAACTCCTCGATGATATCCTCGCTGAGAGCTTTGGGGATCCGATGCCCCTGCTTTGGCTCCTTCAGTTTCGCGGCTGGATTTTTTAACGTCAAACCTTCATCATGCGCATAACGAAATAGCGATTTCAAGAAGCGAACACGGTGTCCGATGCTAGAAGGCTTTAGGTGTTGGGTAGTTTCAGCGAGATAGTTCTTAAGTGTGTCATGTGTGATGGTTTGTACTGCGACGTCGCCAACGTGACGGATTAAAAGTTGGGCCTGAAGACGATAGGCTTTCAGGGTGTGCAAAGAATACCCTTCTAGCCTCTTGTCCGCCTCATAGGCAGACCAGAGTGAGGATAGATGCATGATATAACCAACTCCTTGGCATTGGTATTTGCCCTTGGGATTGTGGTACAGGCAAGCGCCCAAGGAACGCCTTTCATCCGAGTGATCAGTTCGGACTAGCCTGCATCCACAATTATACCATGCGCTTCCTCAGTTTTCCATATTCGAACTTCGTTAGTTGAATAAGCCGAGTTAGATCGGCAACAACTTGAGCGGCTCTGGCGCATTCTGGATGACCCAATCTCCACCGATAAACTCAACATTCTGGCCTGTCGAATTGTACCGAGATATGAGACCGAACATGCTCAACTCCGGCTCATCTTCAGCTGGAACAAAGGCGTTATAGATACCCATCAGAGCGTTAATGATTTGCTGTTTACGTTGTTCGTCCATTGTCATCATCCTTTCTTCCACACTCGAACTGCTTTAACCGTCGCCGTTGCGACTGCGGAGCTGTTATTCACGAGTCTGGCTCTAAGATCAGCCTGATACGGTGTAATCATATACTGCCTTGCTTCGGTCATTGATGTTGGCGGCGTCAGCCCCCATGCTGTAGCTAAGTTCAAACCGCCTAGACACAGGGTAACGCAAGGAGTGTAGATATTATGCGTTGTTGTCATTCCCGCTCTTGCAGGGAAGAACATGTTTTGACCGCCGTCACTATTTGGATAGATCAAGTTGTTACCGCTCAAAGTCCACGGCTGTTTATCAATAGAAATTAAGAGCCAGATCTCGTCCTCGCTTGTCGGGTCTATGTTAAAAACTTGGAAGTCGCCCGCAGGGATACTTACGGAGTTAAGCAAGGTGTCTACTTGCACTTTACTCCCCGTTAGTTGAACAGGCGCAGCGCCTGTGCCGGTGCCTTGGAGCTGTTTGAGCATCCCTTTGAGTAGCGCGATAACACTTGCCGATGCGGCAGGATCCGTCACCGCAGCGGCCGCAAGTGCGCCAAGCCCAGCGATTGTATTGTCGTCTGCCGTGACTTTGACAGCATCAGCAATTTTCTTAATCCCTTCCGTGCTCTTGATCGCCTGGATCTCTGCTTCGACATCCTCAATCGTCTGACCAATAGCCATCAAGGCTGCTAGGATGTCGGTATCCGTTACGTTCATCTTGTTGCTACTAACCGCATCGGCAACCTTTTTCCAGTAACCCTTCAGCTCGCCTACTGTTACGGCCATGTTACCCCTCCTCTATCGCTCCGTCAGTGTGATCTCGAGCCCGTCCCAGTACATCACGCCATCTCTGACAAAAGGTACAGCCGCCGGCCTATTACCTACATAAAAGGTTTTAGTCACGATAGCCCCCTCCATAGGGTCTGGATACGTAAGCTCGAAAAAGGTGTCCTCCATCTGTTTGAGGACACCTGATATTTGCCCCATTGTCAGCGGCGGAAAGCTCATCTCAATCTGTCGCTTAACCGACACTCTCGCACGTGCCAGCGTGCCGTCTGCGGTGCGAGTGGTTACGTCAGCGTCGTCAAGGTCAAGGATCGTGACCCTAAAGCCGCCAGGCGCTGGATAGGCAGCGATCTCTTGTCCGTTAATCAGTAACTCAAACTGCATATCTAATCACCTCACACAGGGAATGGCAGTCGACCTGTACGGCGCTGCTCGTCCTTGATCGTCTCAATAGCAGCACGCCCCACTTCGGAGCGCGAGATAACCGCTTGCAGATAGCGGAGATCGCGGACTGCCTGCTCGACTCGAGTCAACGCCGCGATGATCTCGCGGTTACCCTTGCTGTTATCCATCATCGTCTCCAGCTTGGACAGAGGAGCAATCACTTCCGGATCCGCAGCTGCGCCTCGGTTGTCTCCCACAACAGCGAGTGTCGGACCGTAAGCCAGGCCGCCCTTGGCCAGGCGCGGAATGCTCGGGATGTTGAAACCGAAGCTCTTATATCCCGTCAAGTCAGCGAGCCAGTCCGGTACGTCAATCTTGATCTTGTTTAGCTGCTTGATAAGCCAGTTGACAGAGTCGATAATGACATTGATCGCTCCTTTAAAGATCGATCCGAGGCCGTCACTAATACCTTTAAAGATGTCTTTAATGCCCTCCCAAGCGCGTCGCCAGTCGCCGGTAAAAACACCGGTGATGAAGTTCATCAACCCGATAAACGCCGTCTTAAGCCCGTCGATGATGCCGCCGATCGCCTCAAACGTATTGGTAAAGGCGATCTTAAAAGCCCCTCCGATAAAACTAGCAAGCGGTTTGAGGATGTCGTGCCACATGTATGTGAAGAAGTTCGCAAACTCCTTTAGCACTCCCTTAAGCAGAGTGCCAAGATATGAAGCGAGAGGCTTGAGCACGTTTTGCCACAACCACGTCAGCACAGCAGACACCGCCTCCACTGCCGGAGCCAGCATCTCGCTCAGCGCGTTACCAAGCGGTACAAGCACGTTCTGCCAGAACGATCGGGCAATATCAGCGACAAACTTAAACGCGGTGGCCAAAACATCGCGAAGCACTCCCGCGATAGGAACGAATACATTACGCCAGAGCCAGACGAAGAAGTCGCCGATCGGGACAAGCACATTAGAGTGTACCCATTTGATCACGACCGACAGACCGTCCCAAGCATTTGCGAATACCGAACCAATCCAAGCGCCAAAAGGCTTGAGCACCTGCTCCCACAACCACTGAGCGGCCTGACCGATCTGTGCAAAGATGCCATCCACCGCGCCGCGAAAAGTCTCGTTGGTCTGATAAAAGTACACAGCCGCTGCCGTTGCCGCACCTATCGCTGCAACTACCAGCCCTATCGGACCAAGAGCTGCCGTCCAGCTTGCCGCGAGCGCGGCTCGTAGTGCGGTAAATGCCTTGGTTACGTTACCGATGATGGTCGTCCAGTTCGTTACGACAAAATGCGTGACAAATGCGGCTCCAACGCCTGCCAGTGCGGATGTAATGATCGCCGAGTTATCGCGAATAAAGCCGCTCAACTGGCCAAATGCACTCCGTACCTTCGCGGCCATTTCAGCTGCCTTGGTTGAGACGCTGTCCATCGCTTCGGTGACCTTGCTGTATGCGCTGGTATCAACTTCGCCGTTTGTTGGTGCGAGTACTCCGGCGCCAACAGCGGCGCCCCCTCCCGGAGTCGTACCGCCGACCAGGTTGATCTCATCAAAACCAGCCACAGCTCCTTTAGCCTGCTTTCCAGCCTCCTCATAGGCATTACCAAGATCGCTGACTGCACCGGCTTGCTGCTCCGTTGCCTTGGTCTGTTGGTTAGCTTTGGATCCAAAGAGAGCCTGGGTAAATGCTGCTAAATATTGCGCGGCATTTGCCAGAGCTGTGGCCATACGAGTGAGCGCCGGAAGTACCGCGTTGTAAATCGGTAAAAATGCTTGCCCGAGAGCCAATTGAGCATTTTTCAGCTGAGCGACAAACGCAGCCTGGCGACTGGTCGTATTCTGCGCTAACTCTGTGCCGTACTTGGTAGCCGCTTGCTCCAGGATGGCAAAGTAGCGGATGGTTTGCTGAGTGTTAAAGTCGAGCTGTTGCCAGCTCCTACCGTTTGCAAACTGCCTAAAGGCTTTGGTCGACTCGATCAGCGCAACGTTAACGTTGATGCCCAGGTCCTCGATGGCCTCCGTATTACCAAGCAAACCAGAGCGGATCCGCTCCATGACGTCTTCCATCGTTCGACCTGTCGAGCTGGCAACCACTGCAGACGCCTTGAGCAAATCCATCGTCCGCGTCATCGTCTCTGCCGCGCCGTTCGAAAACCCACTTAAGAGGTTGGCATACACAGCTCCGTACTTGACTGCTTCAGCACGAGCAAAGCCAAAAGCAGACGCCTGCTCATTAGCCCAGCGACTAAATTCGCCAGCGCCTGTACCCATCAATCGGTTGATCTGCTGCAGGGCTGCTTCAAACTCCATGGCCTCTTTGGTGGCTGAGCGGATGCCAAGCGTGATACCCGTTGCGGCCAAGATCGTGCCGATGCCGCGCATCGTCTTGTTGACTTGACTTTTAAACTGTTCCAAGTCCTTTTGAGCTCGCATCATCGCCTTCTGCATTCTACTAAAATCAGCGCCTGCGCGAACCATTAAGTTACGGACGACTGCCAAAATGCTCACCTCGCTCTCGGACAAATAAAAAGAGAGCAGATCACGATGTCTGCTCTCGTATCTTCGTTTCTCCACCTAGCGCCGCATTCAGCGCCTTGATCTGAGCAAGTAGCTGCTCATCCGTAAGAGGCTTCTGCGGCTTGATACTATTCAATATTTCCTTAAGCCCCGGCATCCTCTTGACTCGATGCCAGTAGGCCGTCATATACGCCAGCGCGAGACCTTCTTCGCTCTCCTGTTGCATCCGTTGATTGTACTCCTGGATGTGCAGATTAAGCTCACGCGGTGTCATTTCCTCGTAGTCACGTATCGAGATCCCGATCCGGATCGCAGCCCTTAGACTTTGCTCCCAGTCCCATTCTTCCGGCTCTGTTCCTGGTTCGGAGCGTTTCCCTCAGCGTCACCACCACCAAAAGCAGCGGATAGTGCCTCTTCCATCTTCTCGATAACGTGTTGATAGGACGGCGCCTGGTCAAGCAAGTCCTCCATATCTTCCAGCTTCAGATTCTCGCCCGTCCTCCTAACCTCAGACAGTAAGCCGCAGTAGATGATCTTCTCGATGTCAGAGACCTTAAAATTACCATCCTGCATGCCCGTTACATCAATGCCTAGCGCCTCCATCGTCTTCAGCGCCTTGTGTCCAAAACGCAGCTCACGCGGACGGTCTAGCTCTATGATCACAACATCATTATTCTTGCTCATGATTTTCCCTCCGTTCAAAAGGTCCCGGGGCCGTTAAGCCCCGGTGTGGTCGATTACGGTGTGGGAAGTACCAGCGTCGGTTTTCCGGAGACTTTAATCGTGATTTCAAAGCCGATCGCTTCTTCCAATTCCGCCGTTGTTTGAAACGCCGTTACAATGCCTTGGAATTCCCAACTCGCCCCCATAGCAGCGGGAAATTGGATCTCAAAATCCTCGACGGTGCTTGATTCGAGTGCCGCATACACAGCCGCTTGACCGGGGTCGTCTGGCTTGAAAAACCCAGAAGCGGTGACTTCTCCACCGTCTTTAAAGCCGCCAATGAACTCGCGATACTCACCGTTGCTTTCCAACGTCGTAACATCAATGGTCTCTTGTGTCATCGATGGCGATGAGATAGACGTCAGAAGCCCTACAGACACACCCGGATTGCCGATCAGCAACTTGGTTCCTAATGCTCTTTGTGCCATGGTTATCAACCCTCCTCATCAAAATAAGCCGTAAACTCCACCAAACAGCGATAGAGATCCGGCTGTGGTTCGTACATCTCGACAGGACGTTGGTAACTGATGTCTTTGATGTAGGGGCCGTCAGTACCGATCTTCCTGCCGATCATGTCAACAAGTAAGGCGATCACCAAGCGAGTGATCGCCTTCATATCGCCGTAACGCCTGGCTATGATGTTCAGTTCTCCTCGAACCTCTTTGGATTCGAGATAACCGCTGAGTGTTTTGTCTCGCAACCCTTCGCTGGACGCGTAAATCAAGTATGGAACGCCCTGCTCAGCGTTGGCCTCCGGTGCATATAGCGGATAGACCCGATTCTGCAATTCCGGAATAGTTTTCAATTCCTGCGCCAAAGCTGGTTCAAAGCTCATTCTTTGATCGCCCCAATTTCCAGCAGCCGGTCCACGATATGTTTCCGTTTTTCTTCCGGAATACTTTCGTCATTGGCGATCTCCCGGAACAAATTGAGCATGTTCTGAAACACTTCCGTGTCCGCTAACTTAACAGTGACTTCCAATCCCGCCACCTCACTCACCGCCCTTTCCGCAAAGCCTTGTCCACCGCCTTGCCAGCCGTCTCCAACACTTTCTTTTCGATTACAGTTTTGTTGTCGTCGATGGATCGCCGCAGGAACCGATATCCAGGTACATACCCGCCATCGACCGTGAGAAAGCCGTATTCCTGCGACGCCGGGTAATAGGAACGCTTGCCGTCTTTCGAGATTTTCACAAACACGTCATTCATCGCCGGGTCCATCATTACGTCGTATACGGCTTTACCTTTTACCCGCGTCCGTTCGCGTTTCAAAATGATGCCGCGTTTCAGGTCCCCGCTGTCCTCTGGTGCATTTGTCTTGGCTGCCTTGAGTGCTATTCTGCCACCCGCTCGTGCTGACTGTGTAGCGACCGTTTGCGGCACCTTGCCCAGCTCCTTAAAGGCGCGTTCCAACTCTTTCATGCCGACGATTTCAGAACGACGAGCCATGTTTACTGTCGCTCCTTGCACATGAGTTGCAGCTCCCGGCGGTCGAACTCCGGGTGGATAATGTGCAGGATCTCAAACACTATCGACCCATACACCACCCGCATCGTCCGGTCTACGTCGTCACGGTACCGGATCCGGATCCTCGTCGTCACTTCGGCGTGTTCAGACATGGCGGAGAAGTATTCCCGGCCCCGGAGCGGCTCGATGGCGGCCCAGAGCGTTGCAACATCAACCCATGTGTCGACGGGTTGGCCGTAGTCATCCGGAACCTTCTCCAAACGCTGAATTGTCACACGTTTGTTTAGTCGGTTCACCAGCAGTCTGTCAGCCATCGTCGTCACCATCTTCCGGATCGGGCGGCGTGTAGGCGTGTTGGAGTTGCGCAAGGATAGACTGCACTGTAAAACGCACTTTGTCACTCGGCTGCTGTCCGATCAGATCCCGGTTTTCGTACCAGTCCGCGCACAAAACAAGGCAAAAGAGTTTTGCAAGCTGATTCGTGCCGTCAAACTCTACCTCTACGGCGTTGTTAAGATAGGTCTCAGCCGCACCGATCAACAAGCCGATCAAATTGTCCTCGTCCTCGCCATCCACCCGCAGCCAGGTTTTGGCTTCCTCAACTGTCAGGATCGCCATCGGCATCAGCGCCTTTCTTGCGCTTCTTCGGCTTTTCTACCGTCGCTTCCAGAGGCGCAAGGAACCCCTCTTTCAAGAGATAGTCCACGCGCTCCTTGTCATCTTCCGGATAGTCGTCACCAACGTTATAACGCTTCATGTCGTGGTATCGCTCCCGGAATGCCCGGATCACTTTTGCCACGCTTGATCACCTCCAAAAAGAGGCGGGACAAGCCCGCCCCTCATTACGGCGTTGCAGAAATGTCGAGTTGACCATATACAGCAGCCGAACCGTCCCACTTCACGTAGTCGTCACGAATGATCGTCCGCAGCTCCGTCGTATCACGCCGCCATGCGTCGCCACCTTCGCGGGTGGAAGCCAATTCGAAGAACCGACGATTGAACAGCACCATGAATTGCTTGAGGTTGCCGATGATAAACGGTGCCAGTTCGTTGGTCGTGTCGCTCGGCAGATGACGGTTCGAGACAACGACGATCGGGCGACCCTTGTACATCTTGCGGCCGGGCTGCGTGAAGTCGTCCTGCAGGATCGGGCGCCCATTGCCGTCGACCTGATTGTCGAGCCAGTCCCAACCATCTTGGTTGGTCAGGATGATCGACGTATTGCTGATTGCCGGGTCGAGCGTGACGTTCAGAACCTTGTTGATCGCCTTGAGATCAGCCAGCGGTTGCGGCGTCAAAGCGCTATTGAGCAGCGAAATGATTTGAGTGTTGCGCGTATGCACAGCTTTCCGGGCGATCCAGTTTTGCACATACCCGAGCAGATTGGCATCGTTGTCCGCGAGCAGTTCGTTAGTCAGCGGCAGATATCCGGCGCGCTTTTTGAGTTTGTAAGTGACAGT